ACAGCAACCTTGCCCACTTCTCGCAGGCGTTGCAGCGACTCAGCCACGGCAGCCATGATGGCCTTGGTGGCATCGTCCACTTTGCTCATGTATGCACCTCCTTTGACTGCTCGCATCCGTAGATAGTAACTCGTCACTTTCTGACGGTATTGTATCTTCCGAGCGTGGCGGAAAAGTTTTGAAAAACTTTACGCCCGACTGCCAGCAGACAACTGCCAGCAACCAGGCTTAAAGCGTTGTTACAAACGACGTTCAAACGTGCGGATTGTTTTCCGTTTGTTTGTTGTCGTTTGTTGTCGTATTGTATCTTCCGAGCGTGGCGGAAAAGTTTTTATTTTTTCTGTTGACGAGTTACCCGGGTTGTCGTATTAATAAACAGACGGGCGGAAGATTGAACCGCCCAACATTCAATCGGAGGATTTACCATGAGCGCTTACACTTACGACCCCGCCACTATCGGAACCGACATCGCCCACGTCGTCGCAAGGATTGAACGCTACTGTCGGAGGCACGGAAGCCCGTACGGGGAAACACCAATACCGGCGGATTGTTTCGGCGACGTTGTGCAGGGGATTGTGACGGACTGGCTCGCGACGGATTGGACGGAGGCCGAGTTCCGTGTGTTGACCAAAACCGGGAGGCTACTTTTCGACCAGTTTGCCGAACCGCTGGTAAACCACCTACGGGCGGCGCTTTTCATCTGCGGTCGGTGGCGGAAGCGCTACTTCCGCGACACTCAACGGAAGACCGCCACCACCATCGACCCTGAGGCATTTTCCGGGGCTTCCGAGTCGGCACGGGCTGCCGATCCCGCCCGTCTGTTTTGGGCCGTTGAGAACGCTCGCGACGGGTTGCGGTCAGTCCCTCGCGACTCCGAGCGCGACCGGCTGCGATGGATGAGAACGCGGCGCACAATCCGCGTTCAGATTGTGGTGCAGTCGCGACACAACGACCGCACAGAAATAGCGTTTGAGCGGTACGCTATCCACAACTACCGCCTCGCGGGATCAATCGGCAATCGGCAGATCGGGAAAACCCTTAAGCGCTTGCCGGCGGGTTGGGGGCGCGAGCAACTGAGCGAGGCGCTCAACGGATAGCCTCGCGGAATACGCTGCACAGAGCCTCGCGGGGGTTGCGCCTCGCGGGGCTTTTTTTGTGGACAAGTGGACAAGTGGACAAAGGTGCAGACGTGGACAAGTGGACAAGTGGACAAGGTAACAAGTGGACAAGTGGACAAGTGGACAGGCGAGGGGGCGATGCATCGGCACCACTCCGGGAGCGCTCCGCGAGGGTTGCGGGCTATCCGATCAGGCCCGATCCAGTGCGCCAAGCAATACGCGCCGCGCAACCCTAGGCGCCGCAAGGGGTTGCGCCCGATTCCGCACACCAGAGAACCAACGACGACCCCCGGTATCCCCCCCAACGCGGACATGCGTATATAGTCAATTCCCCACCTGGAGTTTTTCACTCTTCTGGCCCCCAGCCCTGTACAGCCGTGCAGGAGTCTGCTACACTGCGTATCCTTTCGTTGCTCCTGAGCGGGCTGGTCGGGCATCTGCCTGGCCAGCCCGTTTCTCGTCCCCGCTCGTACGCCAAAAGCCCCGCTTTTCGACCCCTACCGCATACGCCCCAGAGTTGACACGGTGAGTGCGCAACGACTCCCTGCCGAAGCAGAGGAGTCGCCCCAGCCGACACGGAGCCGGCGCAACGAGGAAGCTCTGGTTTTGATTACGCAGTTGAGCTGTCGCTAGTCCCTGACACTGCGTGTGGTGCTTGCACCCCAGCCCGTACAGTCGACAACCGGCTGGCCACCACAAAGCCAAATGGATTACCCGAAGGGTGAGTCCATTGGCGGTGCCCCCTCTTGCTGCACTCCAAAGAGCCAATCGGTGGGGGGCCGAACTTCAGACCGTTCGGCAAACAGAGCCTGCAACAGTAAGTGCCCACCGCACCCATTCTCGTTTCCAGAATCTAGGACATTCACCTGTATGGTCTGTACTTGTGTTTGTTGCTGTGGTGCCTGCTGCTACGAGGGCGGCGAATGCACCGACGAAACGGAAGCCAACTGCGCTGCCTACGGCGGCGATTGGAAAGGCAAGGGATCGCAGTGCATCGATAACCCTTGCGGGTGTACGACCGACGACGACTGCTGCGGCGACTACCGATTCACCTGCGGCGGTACGACATACACCGGCTACACAACTGCCGCAGAGTGTGCGTCGGCCTCCGCCACCATCTGCGGAACATCGCCCCCAGTGCCCTGTTTCTGTGGAGATATCGACCCCTACTGCTGCGGCGGAACATGCCAGAACGAGCCATGCGAGCCGCCATGATTAGATTCAAGTCTGCCGGCCTACAGGAAGCTGCAAGGAACCGGAAGCCTGGCTACATGGAAGCTGTCCTGGCGGCAGCCACTGTCGTCACAGACGAGATCATGGAGATGCCCAAGGACGTGTACCAAGAGATCGCCGAGAAGTATTCCCTCGGTGGTCCTGGTGCCGAGCTGAAGAAGCTGCTGAAGATGATCGGCGTTGTTGCCACACCCACATGTCAGTGCAACCAGCGAGCCAAGCACATGGACAAGATGGGCTGCCAGTGGTGCAGAGACAACGAAGAAGAGATCTGCGACTGGATGCAAGAGGAAGCACGGAAGCGTGGCATGCTGTTTGTCAGATCAGTTGCTCGCTTAATGCTGAAACGGGCAATAGCAATTGCGGAGAGAAACTCAACACAGTGGAGCTAATGCCATGGCCGGCGGAATTATGGGTGCAGTGTTTGGTGACGAGGACGAAGAGCAGGCTACGCGCCGCCGCGTGATGGAGAACGCGCAAAAGAGTAGGGAGAGAGGACGAGAGCGTCAATCTGCCGGCGGAGGCCCAGCACCAATGGGCTGGCTGCCAAACCCTGCAGAGCAATACCAGATGTCGCAAGGCATGGCGCAGGCGTCGATGGACAACATCCGCCGCGAGAACGACTCCCGAGTCTCGCAGAACCGCGAGATGCGACGCATGGCCCATGAGCAGGAGCTGATGCGAATCAAGACCCAGGGCGACATGGCCCGAGCCGCCGCAGACCGTGACGCAATGTTGATCCGAGAACTCTTGAGCGGGATGTAACGATGGACCCTTATGGAAGTCTTATCCGAAACTTGGTGATGGCGGCCATGTCTGGCCAGGTTTCTTCTGACGGGTACGAACTGCCCGAGCCTAGATACGCCGAAGGCCCTGTGTCTTCGGCTGACGCGGGGCTCGGCCGCGTCCAGTACTTCCAGCCGAGACGGCCAGCCATGCCTGGCGAGCTGCCTGAGCCTCTGTCTCCTTACGGCGACTACGACAGAGTGTCGTCGTTCATTCCTTCGCGAGGCCAGGTGCCGCCCGGCGCGCGGGCGAAGCGGTATGGCGACTACTTTGTGGAGTAGCTGCCGTGGGTTGGTGGGACATCGACGACGACGAAGGACCCGACGTGTTTGAGGAGCTGATCCATGGACAGCGAAGGCGAGAAAATTCGGAGATTGATTCCGAATAAACCAGTACGAACGCCCAACCACCCTGACAAAAGCCACATGGTGATGGCCAAGGAAGGTAACAAAACGAAACTAATTCGTTTTGGTCAGCAGGGTGTTTCGGGCTCACCGCAGCGCGAAAATGAGTCAGACTCTGACCGGAAGCGAAGGGAATCGTTCAAGGCTCGCCACGCAGAGAACATCGCGAAGGGCAAGATGTCTGCTGCGTACTGGGCAGATCGGGTGAAGTGGTAATGGCAACGCAAGAAGACATTGCCATCGGCGGAATGACGGGCATCTACCCGCTGCCTGGCATGGAAGAGACTCAGCTTCACATTGGCAGGGCTATTCAAGCCGCGAAGAACGAAGCCGCCTCCCTGCCAGTTTCGCGAACGGGCTCGCCTGGCGTGATGCAATACGCAGGCAGGCTTAGCAGTAGACGGCCTGTTGGCGACGACGAGTACGATCAGATGGTCAGGCACAACGCCTTGATCAAGCGTCTTCAGCAAATCGAAGCAAACAGCCCGGCAGCATACCGCGAGCACTTTGTGCGAGGCGGAGCAGTCCCAAACCCGTACAAACTTCGCGAGATGAACAGGCCGCCGCTCAAGTACAGGCCCGCCAACGTCGTCACTTACCCAGGAGGCTTGGTGAGCGAGGGCTTGGGCTGGTGGGACACCACGGTCGAAATGCCAGTAAGTGCCGTACGCATGGCATACGGAAACGAAGGTGCTGCGGACGATTTCGCAAACGCTGCAGACAAGTTCCTGCTGGGAACAAACACATTTGCGAAAGAAGGCGACTTCCACCCACTGCGAACAAAGTACGAAGAGATCCTTGGGGCGATTCCGTTCGACAGCCCTGAGATGATGCAGCACGGATACGCGGACTCAACGCCTCTCGCGGCGAGCATGGAGCAGTATCTTGGCGACAGGCCGGTAAGCACAAGCGACATAATGAATGACTTCGGTGTTCCGGAGAGTCGCGCAACAAAAGTTGCCTCATTGCTTCTTGACGGCCTGATCGACCCAGATTCCGCCGCCGTCCGCGCAGTTGGCAACATCGCCAGGAGGGCTCCGTTGGCGGCGGCCCGCAACATCGCCATCGACAGCGCCATCCCTCTAGGCTTGTACGGCGCGACCGAAGGGCCTTCGATTGTTGACGACTTGCGAAGAGCCGGTGAGTCAGCCGGCGAATACGCGAGGGGCATGTCGCAATCTGCTCAAGGCCGCTAAAAAAACGGCCACAAATTCTGACATAGTGGACATATAGCCAGTAGCACCCCGTAACCCCCGGAGCTACAGGACTATGTCAGAAGAAATTGAAGACCAGATCGTAGACGCACCAGAGACGCAGGACGCCCCTGCGCCTGAGCCTGTTGCTGAACAGCCGCAGGGTACGATCTACGACGCCTTCAAGGCGCTGCCCGACTTTGAGGGCAGGCAGGACGAGGAGATCGCTCGTTCTCTCTATCAGTCGCACACAGGTCTGCGAGAAGCCCAGCGTCAGCTGCAACAGTACCAGCAGATGATGCCTGCAACCCAAGAGTACCTGCGTAATCAGCAGAAGTACCAGGAGTGGCTTGCCCAGCAGAACGCACCGCCAAAGCCTGAAGAGCCCGCTAAGTGGTGGAATCCTCCACAGGTTAAAGAAACCTGGCGGAACTACATCGTACGGGACCCAGAAACCGGAAGGGAGGTGATCGCTCCAGATGCTCCGTTTGAAGCGCAGCAGGCCCTTCGGGACTACCAGGCGTACACAGCAGACTTCGCTAGGAAGCTGGTAACAGACCCCGAGTCTACGCTTTCACCCTTCGTTGAGCAGGTTGCTCAGAAGAAGGCAGAGGAGCTGGTGAACCGCGCACTTAGCGGGTATCAGGCTCAAAACTATGTTCAGTCGCTTGAGTCGCAAAACTCTGACTGGCTCTACGACCAGCAGGGCAACGTGACGCGAGAAGGCCAAGCCATCCAGGCCTACATCGCACAGGCTCAAGAGTACGGCATCCAATCCCCGGAAGCCCGATGGAAGTATGCGACCGGCATGCTTCAGCGTGACCTATTGAACCTGCGTTACCAGCAGATGCAGCAGGCCCCTCCGCCTCCTGCCCCTCCGGTAGCACAGCCTCCAGTAGAGCAGTCGAACATGGCATTCCTGCGTGAACGTGCAACGCGGGTGCCAAACCGCAGTGCTGGCGCCACGGAGCCTCGGGCTCCACGCCAGCGTATGACCTTTGAGGATCGCCTCAAGAACCAACTCGCCGAAGATGGAGTTCTAAATGGCTAGTTCAACTGATTGGGCTCGTAGTATTGCAACTACGATTGTTAATCACCTGCGCGAAGAAGAGATTGCTTGCCTTCGCAAGTATAAACTCTTTGCAGCGCTGGAAGGGGCTGGCCAGGTTCGCATGAACATGGCAGGCCGTGGCTTCGACTGGGAAATCCAGTACCGCAACCACCCTGCACAGGGTAACAACGGCGAGACTCCTCGGAGTTTCAGTCGCCAGAACCTCTGGAAGAAGCTAGAGCTTGAGTACCGGGGCTACCAAGTCACGGATGCGATTTACAAGAAGGAAATGCTTGAGAATCGCTCGGCGCAAGCCCTTGTTAACGTCGCTGGCAAGATGAGCAGCCGGCTCATCACCAGCATCCAGCAGCATCTCGCGAAGCAGTGGGTGCAGGACGGTTACGCTGCCGGGAACGAACTGAAGTTCCACGGTGTCGAATCGTTCATGGCAACGAACGGAACCATCAACGTGGCAACTGGTGCCCAGCGTTCCGCCAATGCCGCTGACCCATTCGGCTATCCGAACGACACCTACGCCGGTCTTTCGACCACGCTCGGTGCGTACGGCGGCTCGCAGATTTCTGGTGTGTGGCCGAACGGTGAAACCGACAGCGAGTACGACTTCTTCTCGCCTGTCATCTGTAACTACACGTCGTCTTACTTCGGTGACACAACGTGGTCTGCCAACTGCACCAAGGCTGTGCGTGAGGCGATCCACCAGACCCGTCGAAATGATTCGCAAGAGGATCAAATCGACATGCTGCTGCTGGATCGTCGCTTGTTCATCGACTTCATGAACTCGCTGGATGCCAAGGAGCGTGTGATCGTCAGCCGCACAAACGGCCTGCGAAGCTACGGCTTCACGGACGTGTTTGAGCTGGACGGCGTGGAAGTGTCGGGAGAAAATTCTGTGCCTGCTAACACCGGCTACGGCCTGGCTGTCGGCAACATTGAACTTCTCTGCATGGAAGGAAACCTGCTTACGAGCGAGGGACCTTTCTACGACGAAATCACGCAGCAATATCGCTACGTTGTCAGCCATCTCGGCAACTTGAAGTTCAAGTCGCCGCGTAACTTCTTCAAACTCACCAGCCTTGCCTGATAAAGGGGTATAAGTAAATGAGTCTTCTTGTTGATCCACCATTCGGGCTCGGCCAGACCCTGGGCGTGTCGTCTGCAAGCGACGGCACAGGCTGGGTGGGCGTTATTAAGCAGTTTCCTGACGTTGATCCGACTACCGGGCAGGTTCGCAGCAACCGCATCAAGACGTGCGTTGCTGTCCGCAACAGCTCCGGTACGACGCTCTACGGGAAGCGAATGGTCAAGTGGGTTGCTGGCAGCTTCACCGCTGTCGACGCTTACACCCGCGTGACGAACGACCGGCCTGCCGGCATCTCTGACGAGCATCTGTCCGCCAGCGGTGTCGCAGCCAACGATGTGTTCTGGGTGACGGTTGATGGTCCTTCCGAGCTGACTGTTGACGAAGCCGTAGTGGTTGGCGACCTCCTGGTCGCAAACACTGCTGCCGCCGGCGGTGCGACCGATGCGTCGGTTGGCGGAAAGGCTGTCACTGCAACCCCGACCGAGGCAGCCGCTGCACTTGGCCTTGTGGGCCGAGCGGCATCTGCTGCTGCGGGCGCCGGCGAGGATGTCCTCGCAGTCGTTTCGTTGGGCCGGTGATCCTATGGGCGCTGCGGCTGACCTGCACGGTCGCAGCGCCCAGGTGGTTTTGCCCCAAGGGGGCTTACGGGGGGAGCCTCCGGTTGGGCAACCGACCGGAGGCTCTTTCAGTATATGAACACAGCAATACAAAACCTTGACTACCTGCGGCAACTCATAGAGGCGGTACGCGCCTACGAGTCCATGGACGACATGGAGCGACTGCGGATGATCTACGGAACTGGTTCTGGGACGGACAACCTATCCACGCAGCAGGCAGACCGATGAGCGCGTTTGCTGGATCTGATGGCGCCTACCAAGCTTTGACTGGCGGCAACATCTTTGGGCCGAAGCCAGCAAGGACGTTGCAACGTATTCCGCCAGTGAAGCTTGACAGGCAGCAGCCTGGCGATGAAGGCCCGGCGGTAGACCGGCAAGCAGCAATCGCTAATGGGCAAAAACAAATCGACGTTGACAACTCCTGGAGGCAGCGTAACGCACAGCGTAACGCCTACACGCCAGAGGTGCAGCAGTCGCAAGTAAACATCAACCCTGCGCAGACGATGGATGCGTGGAGGCAGAGGCGAAGCCAGGTCGGAGCCTTGAAGCGTGACTTGCAGCAGGCAAGCACTGGTGTGCAAGACCCTTCTTCGCTGGAGGCCGCTAGGAAGCGAATTACTGGGAGGATCATAGCATAATGATGGCATCACCATACTCGCGTGGCCGGTTCACGCACGGGCAGGCACAGCCAAAGGGGAGCGACTCGCAGCAGGGTCCGCTTGCAACGCCCGCACAATTGGCCAGCGCAAGGCAATCCTCTGCACCAGCCATGTCGCAGCAGTTTGGAAGTTCGCAGGCGAAGGGCGACTACTCTGCGTACTCGCCTAGCGGTAACTACCAGCAGTACTCGCAGCCAAGCGGATATCCGCAAGGCGGGCACATGAACTACGCCCAGCCGATGCCGCGATCCTACGGCCCTGGCGGCGGAAGTCAGCAGCCGGCCCAGCCAGGGGCTCCTGGGCAACCGTATCAGCGGCCTTCTCCGAATCCTGGCGGGGTTATTGTGAGAGGCCCTGAAGGAACACAGCGTCAGATTGACGACATGAAACGACGCGGGACATGGGACGACCCTAGGAACGCGAATGCCCGCCGCCGGCTTGAGCAAGAGCTGCAAGACATCTCCGACGCACCGCCAGGGTACTTCAAGACGCCTGATGGAAGGTACGAGCCCAACTGGGTCGTCCATCTTTATGGCGGTGGCCAGCCACCGCAGCAGCCTGCTCGTCCGTATTACGGAACGCCAGAAGCGAACTACCCAGGCTTTCCGTCAGGTGGCCAGCCACCGCAGCAGCCTGCTCGTCCGTATTATGGAACGCCAGAAGCAAACTACCCAGGCTTTCCGTCAGGCGGCCAGCAGCAGTCGCCGGCGTACCAGCCGCCCCCGCAGAATTACCAGCAGTCGCAGTCGTTCACCATGCCGACGCAGACGGCTGTTAACGCAATGCCGGATTACTCCCAGAGGGACGCCTTCATTGCAAGCATCAACGACGCCCTGGGGCGGCAGATGTCCTTTGGGACCCCGACGCCCCAGCCGCCGCAACTTAACTTCCCCGAGTTGTGGGCGCAGGCTGGCGGCATGGTTCGCAACGGATGGTCTAACCCGCTTGCGGGCCTGTTTGCGTAAAGTGTACACTGGTACACCAACCCCCGTTCAAGGTGTTCCATGCAAGACCAGAAGTTCAATGTAGGTTTCTGCACTTTTTCTTACGGCGGCAACGGCGGCATTTCGTCCGAGGTGCCTGACATCCGCGAGTGGATGGTGCCTCTGATTGCCGAGGCGTCAAAGGACCAGCGGATCGAAAACATCCGCGTCTGGAACCTTGCCGACACGCCAATAACGATGACTCGCAACCGCGCCGTTTTGATGGCACGGGAGTTTGGTGTCGACATCCTTGTGATGGTTGACTCCGACATGAAACCTGACATCAACATCGCGGCGCCTGACGCAAAGCCGTTCTTCCAGTCGTCGTTTGATTACATAGTTTCAAACTACGACGACGGCCCTGTGTGCATAGGTGCGCCATACTGTGGCCCTCCGCCGCATGAATGCGTCTACGTCTTCCGCTGGCAGAACCACCAGTCCGAGCATGCAAGCCCTGACTTCCAGCTTGAGATGTACGACAGGCACACGGCAGTGAAGATGTCAGGCATTCAGGAATGCGCCGCGTTGCCGACCGGGCTCATTATGTACGACATGCGGTGCTTTGATGTCACCGAGCCCGAGACGGACAAAGACCACCCGTGGTTCTACTACGAGTGGACAGACAAGTACGCAGCGAACAAGGCGTCCACTGAAGACGTGACGATGACTCGCGACCTGTCGCTTACCGGGGCAACGAAGCTGGGATACAACCCGGTTCTCTGCAACTGGGACGCTTGGGCTGGCCACTGGAAGCCTAAGTGCGTTGGCAAGCCTGTCGTCATGGATGCCAAGAGCGTTGGCCAGAAACTGCGGATGGCTTGGTCGTCGCAGCATGACGGTGGAAACAAGATCGTAGACCTCAAGATGCCTGCGGACCTCGCGAAGCATGTCGAACGAGCGAACCTGCATACAGTGCAAAAAATCGTTTCCTGAGACGCCGGATTACTTCCACAAGTCAAAGGACGGTTTGCACGCCAGGTGCAAGCCCTGCCGGCGTGACCATGAGCGTCGCCGCAAGGAGAAGAGACGCACAAAGCGTCTTGATGAAATTGAGAAGGGTGCTGTCGATTTGTTCGTCGCGTCAGCCCGCCTTGGCGGAGCGAACGTCCCTCACTCGTCTGAACTCCTTGAAGTTCTCATGGAGTATTTCGGCGGGGTGCGTGGGTTTGCAAACGCCTACATGAAGCAGTTGTACGACTCCCCTTCCGGCGGCGCGTTCAGGACAAAGATGCTAGACACCGTCGTCCGACTGGTCAGCGCAAACACTGCGATGGGTGGAGCAAAGAAGCCGCTGACCCATTGGTCGGAAGAAGAGCTGGAAGAAGAACTGCAACAACGTCTACTGGAAGCGGCGGTCACAATCAATGCTACGGATGTGCGAAAACTGCCGTTGGTGGAAACCCATCTCCCAGTCACTGGGGGAATGCCACAGATACCCACCGTCGATACAGCGAACCAGCGGACTGACAGCGTTCCCGCTGACCGACAGCAAGACGAAGTGCGGGGAGTGGAGTGAGAAAGCACCCCCCGATACCGCCGCCGCAAAAGCCAAGCGAACCCGTTGACCTCGGGCTGACCTCGCACGCTCTGTCGCAGCTCAAGGAGGTGCAGGCGGAGCTAAAGGACCGCCGCATTGAGGCATTGCGGCTGTACGAGCCCATGCCGCACCAGGAGGCCTTCCATGAATGCATGGCGTCTGAGCGTATTGTCCTGGGCGGTAACCGAGGCGGCAAAACGCTGTGCGTCGGTGTTGAGGCTGCCAGGGCTGCGACTGGACAAGATCCGCACGGCAAGTTTCCAAGAGAGGATGGAAACCTTGTTATTGTCGGAAGAAATTGGCCCCACATCGGTATGGTGTGCTACCCCTCCCTGTTCAAATCAGGTGCGTACCGCATCATCAAAGACGAGCAGACAGGGCAGTGGAGAAGCTTCCGGCCAGGCGAAGAGCCTGAGCGGCGAGCCGAAACCAAGCCGGCCCCGCCGCTGATCCCGCCGCGTTATGTCGCCAGCGTGTCTTGGGTCCTCAAGAGCGCAGGCTACGCGCAGAAGGTCGAACTGACAAACGGCTGGACGATCTACTTCTACTCGTCGGAAGGCGAACCTCCACAGGGCTTTCAGGCCGACCTTATCTGGATTGACGAGGACATCAACAACGAGCAGTGGGTTGGCGAAATGCTGGCCCGCCTCGCCGACCGTAAAGGCCGGTTTGTGTGGTCCGCAATGCCGCACTCAAAGAATGATGCGTTGCTCGGTCTGTGCGAACGTGCCGAGCGTGAGGTGGAGAACGGCGTTGAGAAGCCCGGCATCGTCAAGTTCACGCTGCGGTTCTTAGACAACAAGCACATCGACACAGAGGAAAAGAAAAAGAATCTGGATCGATGGGCCGCACTTGGTGCAGACGAACTCCGCATGCGCGCCGAGGGTGAGTTCACAACCGAGTCCACGCTGATGTACCCGTCCTTCAACCAGGCGGTTCATATCCTCAGTCGGCAGGACCTCCCGAGCGTCCCCGAGGAGTGGACAAAGTACGTCGCCATTGACCCTGGCCACGCCGTGATGGCAAGTATCTTTGGAGCCGTCCCGCCAGACGAATCGTTCCTGCTGATCTACGATGAACTCTACATCCGCAACTGCAATGCCCTGATCTGGGGCGAAGAGTTTGAAAAGAAGTGCAAGCACCAGCACATCCGCGCATTCATCATGGACATGCACGGCGGTGCGCTTCGCGACTTGGGCTCGGGCCGTCTGCCGCATGAGCTGTACACAGAGGAGCTACGCAAGCGGAAGATCCGCAGCGAGGCAACGAACTACTCGTTCATTCCGGGCTCCGACGACATCCCCGCGAGAACAGCCTTGGTGCGGCAAATGCTGCACATCAAGGGCGACGGGTCGACCGGCATCAAAGTCCTAGAGGGGTCTTGCCCGAACCTCATTCGCGAGATTAAGCGGTATCGCAAAAAGACCACTTCTGTGAATGGACAAGTCTTCGTCACCGACGTGCCGCAGACACGCGGCGATGTCCACGCAGTCCAGTGCCTGGAGTACCTGTGCGCCTACGAGCCCAAGTACCACCGGCCTCCGAAGCAGTTTGGCCCTGACCCGTGGTGGGTTAAGTGGCTTGACGAGCGCAAACGACGCCAGCGCGAGTCAGAACCCCGTGGCGTCAACATAGGACCTGTGAAACATGTATGACATGCCAAAGCCGATTCTTGGCGACTGGGTTTACTTCTACGCCCATGAAGGCGCCGACCCGTCAATCGCTCTCGTAAGCAAGGTCGGCCAGCGAGCCCTGGACCTGTGGGTCGTCAGCCCAGGCTACGGCGGCGTCGACCGAGCGAGCGTCCACCACAAGGACGACCCTGGGTTTGAGGAGTATCCGGCGTGGAAGGAATACGGGATGTGGTCAGCCCGCCCCGAGGACCCGCGACTGGCAGTTCTTTCCGAGCGGGTTGCGATGCTTGAGAAGAAGCTCGCAGCACTCCAACCGAAGAAATAGGACATTAGCCAGTAGGAGATTTCCATGGCTGACGACAATCCACTGCGCCCAATTACGAAGCAATGGCTGGAGAAAATCCGCCTTGCCGAGAAGCACAAGAAGCCATTTACGGACGACGCCCAAGAGGCAATGGCGTTCTTCGCTTCCGATCCCGAGGCGATGTGGGGGTCGAAGTATTTCAAGAGCTACTCGCGGGGCATAGAGCCCCCCGAGTTTCGGATGCAGATCAACCGGGTGTGGGAAGCGGTTCGTCTATTCACCGCAGTGATCCACCACCGCAACCCCACCCGGACGGTCACTCCTAAGCAGTACCCTGTCATCCAGCCGCAGATGCTGGGCATCTTCCCGCAGCCCCCTGTGCCGCAGATGGGGCCAGATGGCCAGCCCGTGGTGGGGCCTGACGGGCAGCCTTTGATGATGCCAGACCCTGGCATGCAGATGTACCAGCAGATGGTTCAGCAGCAGGGGCTGTCTCTGGAGCGGCGAAAGCTGATCTCCAAGTTGCTGGAAGAGTACCTCAACTACACGCCCAACGAGCTCAACCTCAAGCAGCACAGCCGCAAGGTGGTGGAAGAGGCGTTCATCAAGGGCTGTTCGGTGTGGTGGCATGAGCTGTACCAGCCACCCGGCTCGGATACGAAACTGGCCGGCAGCTTCTTTGACTCCATCGACAACCTCGTCTGGGACCCGGACGCCGACGAGTACGAAGACATCCTGTGGTGTGCGAGGAAGCGGACCCACCCGGTGGACTACGTCGCCGGCAAGTTTGGCCTCCAGCGGGAAGACCTGAAGGGCCACGCCGAGAGCTACCAGTCTCGGGCTGACGAGAGCGAGCGGGGCTACGAACACCGCAAGAAGAACGGCAAAACCAACGACCTGATCACCTACTGGGAGATCTACTCCAAGACTGGTTTTGGCGACCGCCTCAAAGACGGCGACAAGGAACTACGCGGGAAGTTCGACGCACTTGGCCCCAACTGCTACATCGTCGTAGCCGAGGGCGTCGACTTCCCCCTAAATGCCCCGCCTGCGATCTTGCAGGAAGAGGTGGACGAGACAGGGATACCGCAGTCCCTCTTCATGGCAGCTCAATGGCCGATCCCGTTCTGGGCAGAGCCCAACGGCTGGCCATTCACGCTACTGGCGTGGCACGGAAAGCCTGGGTACTCCTGGCCGCTGTCGCTGATCCGCCCGGCCATCGGCGAGTTGCGGTTCATCAACTGGGCCATGTCCTTTCTGGCGACCCGCATTGCCACATCCTCGCAGACGCTCGTTGGCGTGGCGAAGGCCGCAGACCCAGACATCAAGTCGAAGATCCTTGAGAAGGCCGAGGGCGGCTTCAAGATCGTTGAGATTAGCGAGGCAATCGGCCGCAGCGTCAACGACGTGATCTCTGTGTTCCAGATGCCTGGTGTAACCCAGGACATGTACCAGATCGTCGCCGAGGTAACGGCCCTCTTTGACCGCCGCGTGGGCCTCACAGAGCTCATCTACGGCATGACTAGGGCGTCCTTCAGAAGTGCGGCAGAGGCGACCGTGAAGGCCGAGCAGATCTCCGTGCGGCCTGACGACTACGCCAACCAGCTTGAGGACGCCCTCTCGGAGGTTGCCCGCAAAGAAGGGCTGATGGCCCGCTGGCTGATATCGCCGCAAGACGTTGCTCCGCTGCTCGGAGACATGGCGGCGCAGGCGTGGCAGATGCACGTCCTAAACGAGTCGCCAGACAACATCGTTCGGGAGTACAGCTACCGAGTTGAGGCAGGCTCCGCGAGGAAGCCGAACATCGCCACCAAGGTGGAGAACCTCAACAACGCCATGCAGATCATCATGCCTGTCGCCCAAGGCCTCCTCCAAGCCGGTCGCCCCGAGCTGTTCAACGCAATGCTGGAGGACTGGGGCAACACCATGAACTTTGATGTCAGTCGATATCAAGTCCCCCCTCCCCCTCCCCCTCCTCCGCAACAGGAAGCACCACCTGAATGATTCCTTCGCACCTTAAGGCGTTA